TCTTCCGATCTGTCCCGCCCCATTTCAGGGCGACTTCCTCGTCGTCAGCGTCGAGGGTGATTGTCGCGAGAGTGGCGGTAGGATCGGCATTCCCGGCACCTTGCTTTCCGCTCGTAACGGTGATAACGATATCCGAGGTCGTCATCGCGGCGGCGCACTTGAACATCTTACGCAAGCCCGAAATCGTGCTGTCGGCAAGAGTGTTCGTGATGTTCGCGGCGAGAGTCGTAGCCGTCTCGAAGACCGTCACGCCACCAACCATAAAGGTGGCGGCACCACCGGCGGCGGCGAGAACCGGAGTTTCGACGAGGCCGGAAGGAACGCCAGATTGAAGGCGAGCTTGGCACAAACCAGCGGTCGAAGATCGGTCGATGGTTTGCAGCGGAACGGCGGACCCCTCGCCCTCGAACCCGGCGTACTTGAAGTACCCGGCGAGGGGTCCGCCAGCCGTGCAAGTCAGGATGCCGACACCGATAGTCGTGTTGGCTTGCGACAAGATTTTGCACGCGCTACCGGGCTTGTAGATGCGAACGAGAGCCTTGCTGTTGGCCTTGACGGTATAATCGCCAGCAAGGACACCCGCGAAGAAACGAGCGTTCGTTTGCGACGGCAACTCGACGTAATTTCCGCGAGAAGCATCCACGGACGCAGCGGTCCCCTTGTCCCAGTTGTAGCAAAGCCCCATGCCTTCTTTCAGGCTCACGGCAGAAGCGGTTCCGTTCTCGAAGAAGACTTCCTCGAAATCGGCGTTCATTACCGAGTCGGGAGCGTTGACAGATTTGTTACTCATTGTATTACCTCAAAGTTGTTGTTAGAACTTAAAGACGCACAAATAAGCCTCCGACCGAAGACGGAGGCTTTGAATTGCAGATTAGACCACCTGAGCGAACACGGATTGGCGGCGAAGGTTCGTACAAATCATTTCGAGCGTAGCATCCAGGTCAACGCGGCTGACCAAGTGCATGTTCGGCACCATGTACGGAGCGGTCAAGTTGTTTTCCCAACCCGGCATCGTTCCGAGAGCAATCCACCGCCAATCGAGCATGTAGAGCGGGTTCGTAGTGTCGTCGTCGATTTTCGGAACATAAGTGAACGCCTTACCCTTGAAGGCTGCTCGTCCGCCCATCGAATCGATATCCGTACCGAGATTCATATTCTGCTTTTCGAGTTCTTCTTCGATCAGGCCGATAACTGCATCATTCGTGTAGATGCCGTTCTTCGTGTCGGCGTTCAAGTCCGGCTGTGAGTGCGAAAGCGGCGAAACAAACTTCGTTTTACGGTGCGCCTTCCGCATCTTACGAATGAGGTCTTCCTTGCTGATGGTCGCGTAGTCGGCGAACCAATTTGCCCAACGCGGCTGAGCGGATGAAAGAATATGAGCACGACCAACAGCTTCATAGCCGGACGGGTCTAGGCCATAAAAACCTTCCTGACCGGCGGTTCCCTTTTGAATCCAGAACGAAATTCCGTGCGGGGTAATGTCGTCCGAAGCAGCCGGGCTGCCCCAAAGCATGTCTTCGAGCAACTCGTAAAACGAAACCATCATGCCGGTATATTTCGTCTGAACAAGGTCAACGATAGCCTTCCCGCCCTTTTGAAATGCCGGTTCGCGCTTATCGTAGATATAATGCGCATTAACGTGTCGCGGCTGCATGTACCCCTTAATCATCGTGTCGGACATCGCCGACCCGTCCGTCTCATACATCTTGACGGCCTTCGCGCTGTGGTTGTGGTCGATTTGCGCATCGAAACGCCAATCGTTACCACCCTCGAACGCTTTCTTTCGGCCCTTCCAAATTTCCCGAACGGCAACGTGTTCGGTTAAGTCGGTCTGCATATCGAGGAAAGCACCCTTCTTAATGAGGTTTTCCTGAGTCAACAGAACAGCATCATCCAATTCGGAGTATTGAATACCCATCGTTTTTATTCCTTATCTGCCACTATGGAGCGAAATACTTAGCATCAATTACAGAAGCGATTTCATCCAGTGGGTCTTGATTACTTGAGTGTTTTTTTCCGCCAACACGGTTGATGTGCTGGCCGCTACGCTTTTCTAAATCCTTTGAAATTTTTGCCTCGCGAATCTTCTGGTAGTCTTCCATCAATACCAGCTTTGCGGCTTCCTGAAACACGGTATCGCGCGTCGGAGGCTCAAGGCCGGCGGACTTATAACCGGCCATTAGTACGGCTGTTTGTTTGGCGATTGCCTCCCGCTTTTGGTACTGCGAGCTTGCTTTATCGAGGGTGCCGTAAGAACCCTTTCCAAGCGCATCCTCGAAATCGCTTCCGAGGGAATTGATTTGTTTATCGAACCATGTTTCGATTTCGTTCTTTTGGGCCTCGAATTGCGAGACTTCAGCTTGCTTCGCATACGACTGCAACCCGGAAATAGCCTCTTGCTGCTTGCGGATCACGTCTTTCAGCGAGTCGAAGGCTTTAATGACTTCCGGCTCGAAAGATTCCGGATCAAGCTCAGGAAGACCGGCCAGCGGGTCTTCGGCCTGTTCCTCGGCTACCTTCGGCTCGGCGGAAGGCTTCGCGGCCTTAATCATATCCACTGCCCGCATGAGCAGCTTATCGCTACCAAACTCGCGAGCCTCCTCGACGGAGAAACCAGCCTGAACGGCCTGGGTAAGCACGAAATCGCTTACACTTTTAGGCTCTTTTTCAGCAGACTCACTTCCGCTAGTATTTCCTTCTTTTCCATCCGAAACTGCGGAAGTTTCGACGCTAGTTTCAGTACTTCCACTGCCTTCGTTTTCTGTTCCTTGTTCATCCAGCCCGGTTTCACTGCCATCAGAACCGACTGCGGAGTTATTTTCTTCGACATTCTTGTTTCCCTCTTCGCCTTTTTGCTCGGAAACAGCGTTATCAACAGCTTCATTCACTTCAGCAATAAAAGCTTCTTCGAGTGCCATTTTTTATTCTCTCTTTAACAGTAACTTGAACGATCAATAAATCCGCGACAGGCTAAAGCTCTCTTCCTGTGATGCGGATCACGATAAATAGGGTTCCCATCTTTCGATACTTCCGTGGGAACGCCGTGCTTAACGAAATACTCTCGCAATTCCCCGGCCTGTTCAGCATTCACACCAGACCCAACGCATTCAAGAGGCCACCCGCCGCCAGCAGGCCGGGGGTTGTGTTCCGCGCCGAAATCGCGAGTAGCCACCATCCCACTCGGTAATACGATTTCTCTCGGTGCCTTACCGAATGGGAAATACTCTTCAATCAATTCGCCAGACGGCGTAGAATAGCAGTAAGTTGGCATTGTGGTCTCCTCCTCTATTTTACATAGAGAAGGATAACCGACTCTCTAATGAGGCCACTAGCTTGCGCCGCCAGGATCGCCGCCCATAAGCATCTGCGTCATCGCGGCGGCTTCGCCCTGCTTCGACATTCCGGGCCTGCCTACACGCTCATAGGTTCGGGTTGTGTTCTGCGGCATTCCCACTTCGCCGCCGGACGACATTGTTTGTGGCTGGTCAGGGAACTCGATTAGCCCGCGAAGCTCGTCGAAGTTCGAGTAAGTAATTGCAAGATCAAGGATTTTCTCGTAATTGATTCGCCCGCCGTCTTGTTGAGCCATTGGAGCAAGCGGCATAACGTACTCTTTAATGAACGCAGATAATTTTTGCAGCAACGTCGAAGGTGAATCGTCTTGAGCGGAGAACACGTCGATATCAAGACTGTATTGGTCGAATTTTCCGATCTTATGATCGCGACCAAATTCAACAGTAAGCGTTTCTTTTAATCCAGGAATCGGCTTATCGAGAGTTCGCTTCTTAATTGGGTCAGTCCATTCGTAGTAGGCGAGGTCTCTAAAAATTTCCTTAATAAACTTGATAGTTCTGTCGGCCATAGTACGAAGCTGCGCGCCGGATGCCTCGGAAAGCAACCGCTCTTGTCCTACGGTTTGGGCCTGAATACCAAGCCCGCCGAGCGTGTCGAGATTATTCGCAAAATACGACGCAAGATTCCGTGTTTGCAACAAGAACGCAAGCGTGTTTTGGTCGAGTCCACCGATTTTCACTTCCTTCGGCTCTTGCCCAGCCGTCATCTTAAATCCGCCGCCGTCCTCAGTTTTCTTAATCAATTCAGCAGGCTCATCATCGCCGAACCCGTAAATTTTCTTTTGCAGAATCGCACCATCGCTTAATTTTCGCATCAACTTGTTACTTATCTCGTCGATATCAAGCCACAACGCAGACGGAGAAAGCGGAAGAAGATTTCCAGGAACGCGCTGAAAGCGAAGCTTTTTATACGGCCCGCCTTTTGGCTCTTTCCAGTCAACAGTCTTGATGATTTTTTTACTTTTTGCAGCGTAAGTAATCACGACTTTGTCTGAAGGAATATAAACGTCGCGAAGGAGGATTTTATCCTTGAAAGTTTTCGCAGATTCAGAAACGGAAATACTCTCCGCTCGCTGCTCTCCGTCATTTCCAAGCAAAGTGTATTCGTCAGCCTCGATATCGCGAGATTTCTTGCCGATTTCACCGGATTCCATCAACTCCTCGAAGTCCACCCAGTAATCATTCCCCTCGTAATCCATCAAATCATCGCGTTTTGCGCTCATGTCACAAAAATAATCGTCGAGAGACACGTTATCTACGAAAGAGGTTCCATACTCATGCCCTAAAACAAGTCCTGACTTCGCAAGTCCAACTTTTACTATACCCATGTGAGAAACGAGTGCTTCAAGAACGGCCATTTGAAGCGTGTCTTCAAGGTTAATCTCTTCAGGAATCTGGTTTACAGCAAGAGTAAGATTCGCTGCTGTCGGCTTTAATTCAGGAAATCGAGTTGAAATAATGCAATTAGGTGTTTTCGGCGCAAGGAGACGCATATGAATAAGTACCGAAAGCGCGTACATATTAACAGGCTTATGTTTGTCGGAGCCATAGTCAGAATAATGAAATCCAACAAGTTCTTTGATATTCGACAGCCGCTTGTTTCTTGGAAACTTCAGTTGACGAATCGACCAGTCGATAGATTCCTGTAATTTCGAGATTTGCTTTTCAGAATATGACGGCATTTTTGTCTCCTCAAGGTTTCCAGCTATTATCTTTTGATTTATCACGCATTCTCTCTCGCATCTGATTTCGCCAAGCGAGAGAACCGACCGGAATTTTTGGCTTCTCTTCCTTCGGAACGCTATACGAAGTCGAAGTAACTAACTTCCATGCAAGCGCGTCGGCCATAGTTCTATCGCCGTGATTATTCTTCGCGCCGGATGGGTCATCTTTCGTTTGAGACTTCGCATGTACCGGGTGTCCGTCAGGTCCGTAAACGTATTCGAGAGCGTCTTCGAGAGCGGCCTTCGATCTATTGATGCACGACCCTGATTCAATAGCAGCACGATAAGCCGAAAGCATCCCGGTCTTAATTTCTTTATTCTGGCCGGTCCCAGGAACGTCGCCTTCTTTCTTGACGTAGTAATTCGTCCATCCAAGCTCAATTAGTCTTGACCCGAATTGACGGCCAGGGCCACCGTTTTCCCAAATGTGCTTCGGGTTTCCGATCCATTTTGACACGGCATAAATAAGAACTGCGTATTGCTCAGGACGAAGATATGCGCTCACGACCTCGGCAATTTTTTCGCCGGTAGCTTCATCGTAGAATTCAGAACATGAATTTGATGCGCCGGTTCCTGCGGAAATGTCGTCACCGGCAATTACGCGATGCTCATTCTGGATTTTCGGATCATTGTTTCCGTCAAGCAAGAACCAAATCCGTAAATTACCTTCGGGATTTACCCGGAATCCAATAGGTTCGCCGGTTAAGAAGTCATATTCGAGTTCGCCAACAAACGACGGATCGCGAGACTGAGCAAGAATTAACTCCTGAACTTTCTGCGGATCAAAATATTGCCCACCGCTACCCTGATAGTCGATATCAAGTTCTTGCGCAATTTCCCTCGCGCTTTCGGCTCGTTCGCATTCGTTATCGTACCACGGAGAGCGAAGCTTACCGTCGAGAATTGGCTTGTAGTCATCAGGGTATCCAGATGGATCGAGAATCTTGAGATTCTTATTCTCGTCCGTTGTGTAAAGGCCGCGAGCCTTGATTGGATGGGCTGACCAATGAAGACGAAGGCGGCGAATGTTCGTTTCGCGAATACGATAGAAAGCGTTCCCGGTTCCGTCAGGGGTTGAATTGAAGATACGGCATTTAGTCGCATCGCGAGTCGCCGACAGAACCTTGCTTCCGTCGATAACGGCGGCAAACTCGTCAAGCAAAATCGCGGTTCGACGATCACCACGAGCAACGTCACCAGTCGTGCTTTCACCGTCGATCACGGAGCCGTTCTCCGGGTTCTCCATGTGCAACTTGCAACGATGCTTGTTCGCATCGTAACCGACCGGGCGGAGCCAAGACGGGAGCCGCTCGATTATGTAATCAATTTTCCAGAACAATGCCTTCGGATTGCCAGACTTATCAACGTAATCCTCGTTACGCGATACTAGGAGAAACGACAGGCCGGGACGGTATAAAAAACACCAAAGGATAGCCGCGAGACAAATCCAGCTTGCGCCCATGTCGCGGCTTTTTTCCACGAGAATATCATGGTTTCCGATAGCGTTGATTAGCTCAAGAATTGCGGTCTCTTGAAAATCGTAAAGCACGAAAGGAACGTTCGTAAACGGGTCAAGCCGCGGGTCGAATGTCCAGCAGAAAGCGTTGATAAAAAACAGAGGGTCTTGCGAACAAGCCTCTCGAAGTGCTTGCGCGTACTCGATATCTTTAGCCGCCCTCTTTAATGCGGCTTTGCGCCAACGAAGATTCTGGCGAATATCTTTCGGTACGCGGCGATTAAATTGAGTAGATACTTTCACTTTGCAACAACCCCGCAGGCGTACCAGATTCCGTTTCTACCGAGAACCATCGCATAGCCGTAATAAGTGCATTCGCCGTTCACTGTGGCCCAATGGCCGGAAGAGAGTTTCCAGCTTCGGAACATTTCCTTAGCGGCATCTTCTTCGGATTGGCCGGGCCAGGATTCATTACAGACTTCAGAGAAACGGAATCCAGGGAGTTGGGACTGAAGAATGGCGTATCGCTCGTCCCACCGCTGGTGTCCTTGGATTCCGATTTTTGCTTGATACTTTGCATGAGACTCGGCAGCGCGTTGAAGTGTTTCATGTTGTTTGCCTCGCAAACTTAGAATATCAAGCCGTCTTCCTTCGTTTAATAAAAGGGAGGTTGGGGTTAATATAATCTTCTTCTCGATAGAAGACCGCGAGATTGTCTCTGCTTTTTCCGTGCGCGACTTCTCCGACCGAAAAATCACGCCCAACACTAACAATGCACTCACTATCAGTATATTCAGCAGTGTTTTCATAAGATGCTGCGCAGTTGTGGTCGCAGAAAAACATCCACTTACGGTCAATCAGTTTTGCTGTGTTATTCGTGCATCCTGCGCAAGCGGCGGACCCTGCGGTACGCTGGCGAGAGTAACGAAACTTCTTTCCGCAATAATCGCAGCAGTCAACATCCTCGATAATGTTCTGCTTCTTCTTTCGCGGAATCTTCGCGATTTTAAGACGAGATTTTAGGCGCATTCATCGTCCTCCGGTCGGTCGAGTTCCGCAAGCATCGCATCGATTTCTGCGACAGACTTTTTACAAGCTTTCATCGCATTCTTGCTGTCCTCGTCGCCGGAGTCACCCTTACTCTCGATCTGGCCGACGCGGGTAAGGAAGTCTTTCGGCTCGTCGATTGCTTGCCGGAATAAATACCATGCTGTATCGCATGGGCATATCGTAGGCATTTGCTTCGTGCGGTCGTAGTTCCCGGCGGCTGAAATCGCCCAACGCAGGCTGTCGCGATACGAAAGTTGCCTGCCTTCGTTGACGATCTGCGGCTGCGCGAACTTGCCCACGGCGACCCGGCCAAAATGCTGGATATTCGGGTGCGACGTCGGATTCGGATCAAATTGCAAGAGGTCGTAGTCGCGGAACAGCGGATGCAGGCACGGAAACTCTTTCGACGCGACGACGACGGCTTGGTTATGTGTGTAGTTGCCGCCGTCCTGGGATTCGAGTGCGGCGATGCGAGCCTTCCACGTGTCGTAAGCTGGTTTCTCTGTTCCTTGATTCTGCCGCCAGAGCACGGACTTCGACCGCTTCTCAAACTCATGGAGGTCGGCGGTAGCGGATCGCGGCTTCACGGTTCGGATGGCCCCGACCTTCAGGCAGACATTTTTCGCCGTTGTCGCGGAAACGCCGTACTCGGTCGCGAGCCGGGTATAAGGTGCGCCGTCGAGATACTTCTGCGCAAGTTCCTTGATTTGCTCGTCGGTTAGTTTGCGGTCTGCCATAATTCTCCCTATTGCTATTTTACTAAGAGTGATATTGAAACGCCGCAATTGGGGCCATGCAGCGCAAGCGATAGAACTGGCGAAGAATCTCTTCTTTGCACGGAAAATTATTCGGCGGAATCAGGCTGTCAATGACGCGATTAAATGCCGCAGTATTAACCGTCCGTTGATATCTATCGCAATACCTCTTGTGTAACTCAATCATTTCATTCTTAGTTAGTTGTGCTTTCATTTGTTTTGTTATCAGGAGGTAAGATTGTATTTAAGTATCCAAGGTGCATTTTGGATAATACTTTTATGTTTCCGCCAATCGCTTCAATGTACTCTTCTCGCGTTTTAATCTTTCCATTCGGGAAAGCCGCTTTTAGTTTTGCAATCAACTCATCGCTAGTAAGCACCCTTGCGCGTCCAGTTGGCGGTTTTGCTTCTAATGCTGCGCCAGCGGCGATAAGTTTCTCCCAAGTAAACGCTCCTTTCGACATTGAAATTGCAGTATTAGCTGCACCGTAGCAATAACGGCATAGTCCGCGAGTCTTGGCTTCGTGTTTACATTTCATATTAAGGCACTTCATTAGTTTCTCCTAAATAGATTAAGAAGTCGGTCGCGTTTTATATCATCTATTCTTGCAAGAAGGCTTCATTAAGAAGGTCATTGAGGCCAGATTGCCTACAGCGCGTAGGTAGCATACGACATACGCGGGTGGCGATTGAAAGAGAGTTTCGGGCCTGTGGATCGCGGCAACAGGCGGCGGCTCTTTGCAGGCCAATAATCGAGGTCCGGCGAGAGAGATTTCGCAGAAGAGGGGGAATATCCCCCTAATGACTAGTGCAGATATAGCAACTCTATTTTAGATTCTGTGACTTCATTGATTTTATTTGCAAGAATCACAAAAAATCGCGATGCCGTTTGCACACTTACGTGGTAAGTTTATGCAGAAGGTTATGTAGAATTTAAGTCTATAAGAGGTAAGGGTTTAAGTATTCTATAGTATATATATTATATATATATATTTATTATATTTTTATAAGAAATCACAAAATCACAGCCCTCATTCTACTTTAGAAGTCATTGAATACCTGTAGTATCTTTATAAGGGAATCTAGGGGGTTATGCGATTTTGCAACATTTTTTTGATTCATCTTACAATTAGCTGTAGAAATATTTTATATATTTTCCAATGGAGGGGTAGGTTGAAAGTGGGTGTGGGTAGGTGCTGGGGGTACCGGTACCAGGAGTGCGGAAAAGGCGGGGGAGGGCGGGGGCAAGATTACGGGCGGGGGCTTGTTTTTATTAACGTAAGTTTTTATGGGGCAAGGACTTACAGCAACACAAGACGCGGCGTCTTGCGCTATGAAATAGCACAATATAAGCTAATCTAATGCAAATATAAGCATAACTAATAAGGTGAAAAGGCAAGGGATAGCCCCCACCCACTCCCCTATCTACTCTCCTCCCTACCGCTCTACCGCTCAATCCGCAAGCCATCTACCTCTTACCCGTGTTCTTACGCCATTTAACTTCCGATGGTGTAGCCTTGTGTTTCTCGGCCTCCTTCCTCTCCTTCTCCTTCTGCGCCTCACTCTTTTGCCATTCTGGCAAGTCCTTTGCCCTCTGCTCTGCATCTGCCTTGTGGCGCGCCTCTATAGCCCTCTTATTCTTCTCCGCTTGTGAATCCCCATAACATTGGCCCGTAAGCAAACAAGCAAACAGCGCAATAAATAACGTCTTCATATTGTAACCCTCCTATTACATAAGCATAGCTTACTAATCACTCCACTCTAAAACCCTCTAAAAGTATGTTGCGATAAGTCAACATATCTCTCTAGCGTTCATTCTATCGCTACTTCTCTGTATCTAATGTACTATCGACCACTATCCTTGACTATACGTATAGCCGACTATTCGGTCAAACTACTACAACCACAACCACTAAAGAAAAAATAAAGAAAATATTCCGCCATATCTTTGACTATACGTATAGTTGACTGCATACTTAAATATCATGGGCAAGGATAGGAGAAATAATCATGCTAAAAACAGAAAACCGAGAAATTCATTCCTACGCAATTCCTTCAGGATGCAAACAAATTGGCACAACAGTATGCAGCGACGGAATAGCACGGCCAGTGTACCGATCTAATGATTGTAATTCACGCGGAGAATATGCCCAATTCGTAATACGGCTTGGGGATCGATGGTTTGACTACGCCTAAACACTCCACAACCAGAGGCAACTAAGAAGGAAAGGGAAATAACAATGAGAATCTTGAGTGACATGAGAATCTTGAAAGATACCGAAAATCTAACTGTTGATGAAGTGTTTGACCGCGTTAGCATCGCAATTTATTGGGGAAGGGCATTTAAGTT